TTGAAGCCTTTAGTGTAGGATGTTACATTGCCGTCTTTCTTTTTGTTGTACCTTATTTCTAACTGGCTTCCGTATTCAGTTGTCCGTGTGAAGATTCCTATGCCTGTATCTGTTCCTTCTGTCTTTATAGGTTGTGTGAGGAAGAAGAATGTTGATACATCAATAGGAGAAGCACTTTCGTCTTCGTACCAGAGTATTTGGTCGCATGTGACAGTTACGTCTTTGCTTGTCACAGTGTTTAGCTGATCTCTTTCAATGAAGACTTGATTTCCAGAGTCGTCAACGACAGGATTGTTGTCATCGTCAAGTTCAGGTTCATATACGGTAGTCCAGAATGTGAATTCTTCCACATTACCGTTTTTATCGGTAATGTCACCTCTGCTCACTTCATACAGCACAATAGGTAAGTCCATATATCCCGTTGTCATAGGGTATATGTACCGTAATCCATTTACTGTGAAGAAGCTGTTTTTCTGAATGATTATTGGATTCACCATTTCAACGTACTTCCGCATGTTTATAGTGAACTCTGTTCCACCGTAAGAGAACTTTAGCCCGTTTGGGTCTTTATCCACATCTCCGATGCTTACCGTTACTTGCGAACGTCCTGATGGTATTCCAGCCGGTTTCTTGTATGGGTACTTAGACGTGTCAAATATGAAGACAAACCAATTTGTAAGAAGTTCTGCTTGTTCTGCATTTAGTGTTATGACATTTCCTTTCATTTCAGGATGTTTCTCAAGGTATTCTTCACTCACCAGATTTTGTGCATTGAATACAGAGACTTCTTTAAGTTCGGTTTCTTGGGTAGTCTTTACGGAGTTCTTTTTCTTTTCAGCCTGTATTTCACGTATGTCAATAACGAATGCCGGGCACACTTGGAATATTATACCTGTCTGGCTGTCAATTCTGATATATCCTGAGTTAGTGTGCTTATAGCAATACACATCATTTCCATACATGTCTGTGAGTGACCTTGGTATGTATGACCCGTTTGTTTGTTGATCGTATAACACGCCACCTGTAATGAGGACATGCAGAGACGCAAGCATTTCATTTATGTATGCACAGAAGCCACATCTTACGTAGGCAATCAGAGGACCCATAATTGCTAGGTCAAGGTCGGTGTATCCGTCAGTTGGGTAGGTAGGAAAGAAATCATTGTAGATGTCTATCTCCGGCAGTATCATGTTGTACTTGTCTATGTACGTATATTTTATGCTGTCTGGTTGTATTCCGATAAGGGAACAGATGTAGTTTAGGATACCATCATCTACGAAACGTGCGTACTTCGTGTAATCTTCGATACCTTGTAGTGTTGCTCCGTGGATTCGTCCTAAAATTTCATCTCTGTCAGAACTTTGTATTACCAGTGTTTTAGGTAGTTTTTCAAGTGTCTTGGAAATGAGTTCCGATGGCTTTGATGTTGGATTGTTCAGTGCCTCAGCATAAGACATTATTGGGATCAGTTTTTCCTGAATCAATGCCGCATATTTTTCCTGTATTATATTATATGCTTTCTCAGTGAGTATGGTCACAGGTGATGACATTTTCAAATATGGTGAATCTTTTATGTCGTAGAAGCTGACACGTCTACCTCGTATTCCATCCCATAGTTCTATACCGCTTGATGGGTTATCGCGTTCCACACATCCTTCGTATACCGATTTTAGAAATTCGCTTAGGAGTGAATTTACGTTTGTCATCTCAGATGTCGATGGTGTTATACGTTCTTCAATCGTTTCGTACACGTCATCCATCTGTTTGAATTGTTCTACAATCATTTCAGGAAGTGCTTTTACGACATCACCGGCATCAGTGTTCATAAACCATTGTGTCTTGCTTGTCAGTTGGTAAGCGGTTTGTCCTATAAAGCTCTGCATTATTTTTTCTTTCAGTGGCTCAAATGCTTTCATCAGTAATTCGATGATTTTGTCTTTTCCATAATCGAATGATTTTTTTAGTGCATCTTTTACGGCTTTTACTACGAAACCGACAACCTTCTCACATACCTTTTCCAGAACTTTTTTCACGACTATTGACGCCATGAAGCGTGCTGGCATTGGAAGTCTTGCGATGATTGGTGAAATTGACTGTGACACTATCTTTTCCAGTTTTTTCTTTACCTTTTTTAGTGGCGGCTTTATCTTTTTGTCTACTACGTTGCGTATTTTGTCACGTATTTTACCTAAGACTTCGTTATAGAGTGCTGTTACCTTGTTTACTATAGGCGATGCAACGCTCATAATGATTTCTTTTAGTTGGCTCTGTGCAGCACTTATTGCTGATGTAGCAAGGTTTTTTAAATGATCTTCTGCTGTCTTTTGAAGAGCAGTTATTTTCTGAACGATTTGTTCTTCTGCATCTGTCAATGCTTCGTGGAGTACATCTCGTTTGTTTATCAGCTCATCGAACCCATAGGCTTCTTTTAGTTTTGGAAGAAGTCCAGATACGAGCTTCACACCCTCAGAAAGAAGAGTTTTAACATTGCTTCCTGGTATCGCAAGGGATCCTAGGAGTGAATCCTTTACTTTATCGATTATGTCTGATGCGTCCAGTGATGGGATTAATGAGTCACTGCTTCCTGGTTCAAGTGGATTCGTCATGCTTGACAGTGCATTCGAGAACGCTTCTTCGACGATTTGCCCGACATCTACTGATGTTGCCGGCGCAGGTATTCCAGTTTCAGATAAGGACACGAACATGGGCGGAACATTGATAATACCTATTGCATTCAAGGCTGTGGATACTGTTGTAATCCACGTCATTGTCAGTGGATCGAACATATAGTTTGAGATGCTGATGCTTCCGTTCCCTGCGAATGATCCTTTGTAGTAAATCGTTTGTGGATTTTCCCATAGGTTGGCTGCCATGACGAGTCCACGTGGAAGCATGGCTCGTCTGTAACCATAGCTTTCCAGTTCGTGTTCCATGTCTTTGCCATTATATTCGCTTGACTTTGGCTGTTTTACGTCGCCATCGATTGCATTGATGTCTACGTACACGAGTCCGTTTTCTTTCCATGACGAAGGCATGTAAACTATGCGCCCTATGTAAACAGATAATGGACTGGATAAAATTGCATCCTCGAACGATAATGGTTTTTGTGTGGTTTCTGGCATTTTCACTTCCTCTCTGGATACTTACCTAAGCATCTTAATTTCGATACGTTTGGTTTGATGTGCAGCTTCACACGAAACTTTAAATGACTTTTAGTTACTAATTGTCTTCGCGGTTAATCACGCTATCCCAATCAATCGTGCTTCCGTAGAGAGCATCCATTTCGTCTTCTGATGTGTGCTTATACATGAGTGGCATATTCAAAATATCCTGTTCATCATATCCGGATACAAATCCTTCTGCAGGAGTCGTAGCTCCATTACTTTGACTTGTTCTGTTGTCACGGTAGGTAATCGTCTCTGTCGGGTTGTGCATTGACAAAGACAGAATGTCCTGAGGATTGTACTCTGTTACTCCACATTCGTATGCGTTATAGAGTGAACCGACAACGGCATCCATCCTGTCTTTCATACCTCCTGTCTGTGTCGTTCCAGGATGGTCAACTTTGTGTTTTGAACGATTCCATTCAAGATTGAACAGTTCAGGCTGGATTGCTTCTGCAAAGTCCGTAGGAAATTTGACTATCTGGCGGTACATGCAGTCCACAAAGAACAGGTACGCCTTGTCCGTTCTGTCAACTGATTGGTATCTGCATGGTATTCCGTTCTCTTCAAAGAATTGTAAGCTCGCCGAGCTTTGAAATTGGTCCATCGAAACCATGCCTAGGTGTAGTTTGCGTGAAAGATAGAGGATAAATTCATTGACACGTGCAATGCTTATTCGTCTTGGTAGTGGCGGCGGTACAAGTCGTAGAGAGAAGTCATAGACGAATACTGGTGTACGCACACCGTCTGCTATGGTTTCCCCTGCTTTGTAACAGCACGAAATACCTGTGGCATCGTTCGTAAGGCCTAAGTCGATGTGGATGTAGCGTGGTTTTTGTGGGTCGAGGAAAGGTCTGTCCAGATAGTATTGAATGCAGTTCGTAGGTGAGTTGTTGTTCGTTTCAACTGTGAACTCGTTTCTTGAGAAAATTTTCGGTAACGAACTGTCGATACATTGGCTGAACACGTGTTTGTCCTGGAACAGTTTGCCTTGTGCATAAACCGATATACCTGATATATCTCTTAAAGCTAGGTAGATATCCCGTTCATACTCCTCTTTACGATCAATAGGAACTGCATCAACCAGTCTACGAATCTCTTGTGGCAGTTCGGTTACAATTTCTTCCATTGGCTTTCCGTGACTTACAGGAATGTTAAGCTGGCTTTCGATTTTTTCAGGGCTGTCCATAATAAACGGGTCATACTTCTCGCTTCCACTGAACACATAGAAACGCTCTTTCTTATGCGCCCAAGGTTTCACGTCCCATGTCCTCACATTCACAGCTTTAGCACGAGGGTTCGTCTGTGCCTCCTTAAATAGATGCTCCGTATAAGAGTTGCTTGTTGTGGCTGATGATATGACGATATTCATTCCATAGTTGACTCCGTTGAACGAGAAACGTGAAGCCTGTCGTGACAATACTGAGTGATGCATCTTCTGGATTTCTGTAAGTGAGCCTGCATCACCTGTGGCATCACCCTTAAAGTTAGCCTCGTCGATGATACTGGATATTACATTGTTCCCAATCATATCTCCTTCACCAGTCCCGAAAATTACGGACACGTTGTTAGGGAAGCGCAGCTCTGAGTTAATGTGCTCATCTCTTGGGAACTTTTCCTTGAAGTATGGTATGGTGTCGATAATTTCACGAAGCTGTGTTCCAAGGCGTACTGCCATAAACTTTGACACAGCACAAAAATAGAGGAACACGATTGGTGATGTTGGCATGAGACCATAGCGACCCTGTATGTTGTTGTAAACACTCTGCTCGTAAAGTTTTCTGATGAAACAATACAGACCGAAGCTCGTTTTTCCACCGCCGATACCTCCAGAAATAACCACCATGTCATATTTATTCTCATACTCAAACAGATCACATAGCAATTCCTGGTAGTACGGATATATACCAGTAGGAATCCCGTCATTCCATGTAAACACGCCACCTTTTCCTACATAGTAAGGGTCTTGTACCCATTCTCGTATAGGCACTAATGGTTCCCGCAATTCTGGTTTTTTCGTTTTAAGCTGTTCAAGTACATTTTTGATTGCTCTCATATTTGCCATAAACTGTCCCTTTACATTGTGGTCACTTTCATCTATGTTGATAGCCACATAGATACCTGGTGTGGCTATCTTTTACATGGAGTATTTTATGGAAACTAAATGGGCACGTAAAGGAACTTCTTATCCGAAGTGGTTTGTTGACCGTCTTGTTGATGATCAGGACAAGAAATTGGCTGAGAGTAATCGTTTGTCGTCCAAACACAAAGTTAAAATCCGTTGTCAGTACTGCGACAACGTTCTTGAGCGCAATGTTTACAATGTCGTCTCAAAGAAAACCGGAGAACCTGTCCGTCCTTGCCTGTGCAAGGAGTGTTACGCAAAATGGGAAACTGAACATTTGAAAGTCATGCATAAAAATGTCAGCGATAGGCTGAAATCTGATCGTGTTTCCGATATTCCTGACGCTGTTTTGACATCTCTTACAGAGGGGTCTCGGAGAGCTTTACTGGATGGCACCCTTTTAAGACACCACGAGGCAGATTTTGTATGTGAGTTCTGTGGTGAGGTGTATTCCTGTGTTTTTAACTTGAGATGGAAGTCTGATTACTCCGTGCAGTACAGGAATTTGTGTCCTAGATGTTTGTCCGCAGATGTCTCTGACAGGGCAAGACAGAACTTTGCACGCAACCGGAAGGCTTATTCTGAAGAATTTATCGCATCTCTCTATTATGAGGCTGATCGCGAACGAGCAAGAAAGCGTGAATTGTCAACCAATGACCGTGCCGTCTTCATTTGCTCAGTCTGTGGGAATCCTGTCGAACGTCAGGTTTCAACGGTGTACCACATGGAAAACCATGAGTTCAGGAGTGGAGGTATCTACTGCCCTGACTGTGTTCCTAAAGTTGTCTCGCCAATGGAGGATTCCATTTTCAGCTTTATCGGTAAGTTATGTTCTGGAACCCATGTACTTCGCAATGACAGATCTGTTATTTCTTTAAAGAGTACTGTATATGAGACGACATACAAACTGGAACTTGACATTTACTGCCCAGAGAAAAAGACTGCTGTTGAAGTCAACGGAACTTACTGGCACGCTTCAGAAGGAAACCTACGCTCTCCTGTTTCCGACACGCATCACTACAAGAAGTTCTCTTTGTGTGCAGAGCAGGGTATACGTCTGATTTCCTTGTATGACGTGGATTGGTGGTTCAATGAGGAACGTACCAAAAACATGCTCATGGATGTGTTTTCAGATTCTTTGTACCACTTTGGTGTTTCTGAACTGACTCTTGAGAAATTGAGTACAGATGAGGGGCACACGTTTGTTGAGAAGAATTACATGACCGGAGACTTACAGCAGGAAGGTCATGGTTCTGTGTATTACGGTCTTAGGCAGCGTGGAGGCGTTCTTCTCAGCGTCATGTCATTTATTCCTGACAAAGATACTGAGCATTGGATTCTTTCCCGTTTCGCCACGCTTCCAAGACATCGTATTGATGGTGGTGCGTCTGCACTGTTTTCCGCATTCTGTTCTGAATACTCTCCGAAACATGTGATTTCACACACAGATAATGATTTTGAATCAGAGGAGTGTCTTAAAGAGCTTGGATTCATTCGTGATGGCGAGACTATAAAGAATTATTATTGGTACAAGCCGACCGTTAGGCGGTACTTTCCTATGGGACATGTTCCAATGGATACTCTGTTGAAAGACAATCCTGAAATTGTCGAAAGATATGATCCGTCGAATGGACAGTCTCTTGAGTCTTTTCTTTTAAGTTCCTTGGGGTATTATAGGGTGTTTCGGTGCGGTCTGACCCGATGGTTTTTGTTCCTGTGAATTAAATATGGAGAACTGTGATGAATCGTCTAACATCCAATGAAATAGAAGTAACTGAACAAAAAAAGAAGTATGTAACGCGTGTGACTTTGCGTAAAGATGGGTGGACAGATACGTTGATTAAGCGTTTTCTCGTTCCTGCAAAGACGGTAGAGAATCCTCATTACAGATGTGCCGCACCGATGGCTCTTTATGATGTTGAAGATGTTGAAAGAGCGTCAAACACCTGTGAATTTAAAGAGGCTTTCGAGAAAGCACAAAGACGGAGGGGATCTGCAAAAAAGGCAGTTGGTACAAAGGTTGCGAAGACAGTAGATGCCGTTATGGAACGAATTAACCGCATTCGACCGCCAAAAGAACTTTCTTACACAGAGTTGAGGCATCTGGCAATTAAGTCTTATAACAAGTTTCATGGTCATTGTGCTGCCATGTTTGACGACTTCGAGTGGGAACCTGTGGATGAAAACTCAAAGCTGAATGCCGAGTTTGAAAAGAGGATTATGTGTAATTACGTCAGGCATAACCTCATGCCGTCCTATGATGACATTTGTGATGATTCACGTGGTCGTGTTGGTAAAGATTTGTACTACGAACTTTATAAGACGGCTGTACTTGATGCTATTTATAAAGTTTATGATTACCTTCGTCCGTAAAAATCTTTCATTGTTTGTTTGGTTTGTTGTCAGTACCAAATAGGAAACTTGTTCAGAAGTTGGGCTTAATTTGCTCTCTACGCGATTTTTTGTTTCAGAGGTGTACTTACTAGGGTGATACAGTAACTTTTTCGTACAAGTCAAATTTCGCTTCTCTAGTGATGATGTTTACGAAGCAACACCACCTGCATATTGAAGCGATACCGTCATCATGTCTTTATCAACAAGCATGTAAAACTTGAAGTAGATGGAGCGAGACTTTACGTCAACCGTGTATTCGCTCGTTTGCAAAATCATGCCGTCTATGGCGTTAATGCAGTTACGTATTTCAGCATGGATTTCTCGAAGTGTGACCTGATTTAACGGTGCATATTTGAATTTGTGCAGGTTGCTTCCGAAATTCGGGTAGTAGGGTCTTGTACCTTTTGGTGTGTTCAATATATACGCAAGGTATTCACGGACGGCATCAGAACCTGTATCCCATACAAAGTTTCTGTTGTTGTATTTTTCAGAGAATGTACGCAGCATAAGATTTCTACTCTGTCAGTGACCGGTGAAGCTCCAATAGCTTCCAGAAGACATCTTGTTTTGATTGTACGTATTTGAGAACTGCTTTCTTTACTCTGTGACCATACGTTGTTTGTGCTTGTCTGACGAGCTTCCCGTATCCACCTGAATTTCCCATAACGTCTCCGTCCATAACACGTCCTAGAAATGTCATTATTGATGACTCTACTTTCCATGCTTCCATGGAGTCCATCACCTCAAACAGTGTTTTTGTGAATTCTTCTGTGTCACGGTCTCCGATTCTTACGAATAGTGGGTAAACACTAACGTCTTTCATCTGTTTCTTTGTAGGCAGCCCTTTTTTGAGCAAAAGACTTTTCAGCATTAGATTAAGAAATTCAGGCATCCGTTCTGAGAACTCTTTTTGGAAGTATCCGATTCTGCTTCGTTTCTTTTCATTTTCTTTTGGGTAGAACCACGTGATGTAATCTCTTATTTTGAAGAATTTAACGACTTTCTCTTCACCCATATGACTTTTCAGAACGAAGTTTTCTTTGTCTTCAATGTCGAACATTTCAGTGAGTACAATGTAATTTTTTATGAACTCAAGTCTTTCAATCACTGTCTCTGTAACGATTCCTGTGTAGATGATTCCGCTGAAAGATGGGCGGTACTTTTTTATGTCATCTGTCAGGATAAAGTTTGGGTACAGCAAGTTGAAGAAATTCCATTGAGATTTCGGAGCAACCACGATTCTACGGACCAGGGAAGTTTCATCAAGAAGTCCGCGAGTTCTTGTTCTTGTGCTTGCTTTCTGAATCAGCTCTATACGTCTTTGTTGAGAGGTTACAGACCGTTCTTTCGACAATGTTTTAAGTTTGTCACTGAGAAGTCTTTGTTGGGTTATTCGTTTAAGTAATTCTGTGTCCTGCTTGTAAAGGCGTATTTTAAGACCCACGATGGTTCTCCTATTTATGTTCAAGAATGTACGCAATTCTGTCGGTCATCCCTGTCCCCATATCTGCACGATTGCATAACGTGTTGACCCTGCACAAGTTCCATGAATGTTTCAAAACTTCTGTCCTGTATGCGTCAGAGTTCTTCATCATACCGACAGTTTCTTCTGCCAATTCTTTTCGCACTTCTTGTGGGTCTGCACTGCCAAGTTTTAAAGCACGTGGATGTTTTTTAATGTAAGGAAATCTCGACAGGAACGTACTCATTCTGATGTCCTGCGAAGACAGGACAATGACTTTGTGGTGTGTATCCTCAAGGAATTTAAGCATCTTTGTTTGTACCTGTACTGCTGTGTCTGCGTTGTCGATAAACGATAAGTTGAATATGACTGGGTAACGCAGTTCAAAATCAATGTCATCATATCTGCTGATGATGTTTTGTAGCTCATTTAGGGTTGTTTCACAGTAAGTTTGGTCTTTTGTGTCTTCATAGGTTTCATCATCATTTTCGTTATCTGTTTCCACACGAAGTCCTATGTTGTTCACTTTGTTTATGAGTTCCGGGTGTTTCTCTCTTAGTACAGTGAGAAATCCTCTTACGGCGTCTCCGAGATACAGTCTTGGGTAAGGTATTTGTGTTTTGATGTCGTTCATTTACACACGTCCTCCAATAAGACTGAGATGTCTTTCTCTTTTGTTGTACGTTCGGTATCATATGGGTTGTCACGAATGATGCTTAGCAGTTTCAACACACTTTCGAGTACGTAATTTTCAACGCAGTCTCCGATACCAAATTCTTTTTCATAGAGGCATAGCTCATATTCTGTGTTCTTGTCATGACCCACAAGGACAATACGTAATGTCAGGCGGCTATTTCTCCATGTGTCCATAGCATGTTCAATCAGTATGTACACAGGTATATCGCATTTCCTACCGAACATGCCACAAAACAGCTCGAACCTTCTGTTTCGTGACGAGTACACAGAGGTCACGTACCAGAAGTTTTGTTCGAGCCATTTGTCGATCTCGTATGCGAGGTATCGTATATTTTTGACAACCATGATGCCTGTGCCTATTGGCTTAGATTTGAAGAGGTGACAAACGGTAAATTGTTGTGTATCCATTGGTCTGTTTGTCAGATCGGAATGTCATAGGTTCGTACATTCCTTTCTCTGGGAATTCCAGAGAAATTTTTGACGTGAGTGCTTTGATGATTTTGGTCAGGTATTTTTCATCAAAGGCGTCTGCTTTTGATTCTGTATCCTCCTTATTCAGGAGTTCTGTATTCGATGTTTCTATGGATTCTTCAATCGTCTTTGATTGTCCGCCTCTCACTTTCAGACTGTTTCCAATGCTGAAATGAACGGGCTTTATTGTGTTTGAGCCTTTTGTGTAGGTTTCTTTTACGCATTTCAGGAAAGACAGGAATTTCGCTTTGCTTTTACTGTCTAGGGTGAGTTTGTTGGTTTGTGTCTTATCCCATTCTGTAAAGCACTTTGCGTAGTTCGTTTTCATAGCGTCTTCGTAAAATTTGCCAAACTCGAACCATCCATCACCTACTGTGTACAGGCAGTTGATTGACGATACGTTCTCTCTTGTGAAGTTTATCATGGATGCTTCATGTGACAATACGTGTTCAAGGCATCGTGCCGGTATGACGTACAGATCTCCGGAGAAGAGGTCTTTTCCTGATTCGTGTTCTTTTTTCTGTGAAGTCACGCATACGTGATTGTTTGTCCACAGGAGGAACCCTGTTGATGGGCAGTAAATGATTTCTGCTTCTGAGGCTGAGTCTGCTCTGGATGCTTTTGGGGCTAGTTTCATCGTATCGATGATACGTTGTTTCACACTGTTATTGAACATAAGGGATCTTGCTACGGTTTTATTCTCACCGTACATGATGTCATAGGCTTCTGATATTTCGTATGTGTCGTTTATTAACACAATCGGTGTTTTTCTCAGCACTTCACCGGACTCTTTTTCCATTGTCATGTAAGTGTTTTGTGCTTTGTGTCTTATGGATACACTGAAAGCATCTTTTGTGTCTGAAAAAAACGACATAAAGTCTTCTGCTTTAATGCTAAAACATAGGTCTTTGTCTAATTTTTGGGCTTCGTTTTTTCTGAGGTATCTGTAGATGGTTTTTGTTTCGAGACCGTACTTGACGGGTTTTCCCTCAATAATTGCATCGTTTATGAAGTAGATGGTTGTCTTCTTTTCTTCAGCAAAGGATATTTGTTCGGCAACATGCATCATGTCTGTTGTCTTAAACGTCATCAATGTTTTTTCGTTGTTCTTCATGTCAATTACCTTTATGTTTTAGATGTCTCTCAAGTCCTCTTAGTGTTGTTAGCCATCCGTTGCTTACGGTGTCTTTATCATAAGTTCACTTCGTCTTCCCGTTACAGCACCACATATACCTGACAATCTAAAATAGAGTGTTTAACATGGTCATGCTGACTTTTGCCATTGGTGGGTTGCGATGATACGATTTGAAAAGCATTACAGGTATGAAAGTGACGATTCCGTGTATGATGGTGTTACAGACACGGATGCGTCTTCATGGTTTACTACGGAGTTTTTGAAGCGTAGGTTTTCAGAGTATAATACTCGGTTTTTCGGCGGTAAGATTCCTGACGTTCCAGTTAAAATCGGTCGCGTGGCCAAGAGTGTCTTGGGAAAGTGCGTCACTCGGACAAGTGGAGCAACAGCAGAAGACGCAAGAGAATTTGTTCTGAAACAGCTGATGGACAAGAAAATTATGGATGATGTGAACTCCATTAAGGGTGCTTTGGAGCAGTATTACAGTGAACATCCACAAAGCGTTCATGTAGAGGAAATCCATATAACTGATGGTAAATGGACAAACCGTTTTTTCCTGGAAGGGACTCTATTGCATGAGATGTGTCATGCCTATCAGATTGAGGTGCTTTGTAAGAGTGACCTTATCTTGTATTCAAAGGACTGCAAGCTAGGTAAGGGAAGTGCTGGTCACGGTCCTAAATTTTTCGAAGCCGCTGACTTGGTAAACAGCAGTCGTGATAATGTAGAAGGTTTTAAGATAACGCAGTACGGATCGTCAGAAGAGATGTCTAGAAAAGCATATAAGAAAGCGGATGGTTATCTTTATGTAAGGTGTCTTGCCAATCAGGCGATTGAAGTGTCTTTCGTCAGTTCAAAGTCCGCAAATCAAGCTGTTGTTGACATGTCAGGTGCGTCATACATGTTCGGTTTCAGAGATGGAGATGTTAAGGCTAAGTTCAAAGTGACCCGTCGTTCACAGTTCAAACTCACTAACAGATATGTTCGTGATATGGAGGACGCTATTGTGAATGGTGATTTATTTTTGTACGCCGTGAATGAGTATTGGGGATGGGACCGTTTCGTTCTTACTGAGAATGACCGTACAGACATGAGTCAGTTCATAGGTTATAACTATGTTGTTGATTGTTCGTTATTCGGTGTCACAGCGAATTATGGTGACTTGGATGACCTTTTAAACGGTGTTGTTTCTTCCGGTGCACAGAGCTTATTCAGACGTATCAGCCACATTATTGAACGAAACGGTATTTCTGAACAGTACGTTCGTATTTATCCTGAATCCTTTGAGTCCATGTTTGCTATAACCGATATGGATAGTGTTTCATATTATGGACGATGTCTGAATCAGCCCGAAGAGGGGCGTGTTTCATTCTCAGCTCTTAAGCATCCGTTTGAAGAGAAGTATCGTCGTAAGTTGTGTGAATCCTCGGCTTCAAGTTTATCAGATAAAGTGGATGATGCCTTATTTTCTCTCTTCGATTTCGAAAACAGCGATGTGTCAGTAGATAAGAATGGTGACATTGTTATGGAAATCGAACATCACGTTCTTTAAGTGTGGGCTCTTATTATGGCAAGCAGATTAAAGGGTAGAGATTACACAACTTTGCGCCGCGAACTTATTGAGATGGTTCGTCAGCGTGTGCCTGTTGATTGGAATCCTAATAACATAGCAGATCCGTTGATAGCCGTCATCGAAGCCATTGCTTTGGCTGGTGATCATCTGCATTACTACATAGATTCGTGGCGTCGTGAATGCGATATGGCAACGGCAACACTTCAGTCTAGTATTTATTCGTATGCACTTCGTGAGGGATACAGTATGGTTCTACCTCGTGGTAGTCGTGTACGTGCTTTTATACAGCCTACTCCTGAGCGTGACGAACGTGGCGATATAGTTGATGGTCAGGAGCATGTTCCTGTTCCTGTTGACCTTCCAAGGTTTACCCGGTTCACCGCACCTGGTATTTCAAAGCCTTTGTTTGCAGTTAAAGATTTTACAAAGGTCGTTTCTTATTACGGCAATACGGTTGTTTCAGAGCAGTGTATTGATTTAGTGTGCGGCGAGCTAAGTTCCGTAACATTCCGTTATTCGGATATTGATGCGTATTCACGCATTGAGCTGCCTGATCCTTACATTGACGGAGAGCTTGTTGAACTAACAAGTACAACACCTACTGGCGGTACGGTAGTCTGGGAGTGTGTCTCTGATGTTGTTACAAAGGGATTGCAGGGAAATGTTTATTCTTTAGTTCCGACTTTTGTTTCAGGGGCAACGAGACTTTACATTGAGTTTCCTTTGAATTACAGGAATCTTATTACGTCTTCACGTGTCCTGTTTACGTTCCGTTTTGTCTCTGTGTCTAACATTACTCATCCACTTCCGATTACATTGACAACATCGGTGATTTCTTCGGATCTGGTTGAGATTTCAGGTCTTGATGAGCTAGGCGGTTATTATGGATATGAAACTGCTGATGCAGTACGAAGAAATTACCCGTTGTACACACGTGATTTCACAGCGTTGCTTACTAAGAAGGATTATCGACTGTACTTATCCTATCGTTATGGTGGTCGTATTCTTGTGTACGACAAGCAGGACGAATACGACAGTCAGGATTATGATCATGGCGTGTTTGGTTTGTTTGAACGAAGTATGTACGTGATTAGCGAGCTTCCTTACAAATCTAGGGAACTTGCTAAACATGATTTGGCTTCTCGATCTTCTCGCTCAGACATGATATGGATGGTTCCTTTCGGGTATTATTCTTATGGTATCCTTGTTGTGGTTAATGTGGATTTGGCAAAGGTTTCTGAGGATGAAATTTCAACCCTTACGGAGCGTGCCTTATTGAATCTGTACAATGGAACTGATGAAATCAAGGGTCCAACACAGTCGGTTATTTTATCGACAGTTCATGGTGTGAGTGGATATATCGAGAATGTCCAGGCTATGCTGTTTAAGTATCATGGTTCTCAATTTCAGGGTATAATGTCGATGAATAAACCTTCTGCAAAGAATCAGGAACTGCAGAAGACGTTAAACGGGTTTACAAGCGATTATGCATACAAAGTCAAGAACTGTATGCCTAAGCATGTTAGCGGATTTTCTGACTATAACGATGCGGTTCTCCATTGGACACTTGGTTATGATTCAGAAGAGATAGACACATATGAGGAAGGAACTCAGGAGTATGAAGACACTCATTTCTTGATTCCTTTCTGTCAGAAGGTGACTGTGTGGGTATATTCCATTTAGAATCGGTGGCTTATTTATGAGAGCAATGACGGAATACCTGGCAGAGCATCTGCCTATCATAGAGTTTCTACTTGAAGAGTTTAGACTGTCCATAAAAGACCATGCTCGTGAACTGACTGATTCATTGCAGCTTTATGGTATGGATGCAGATACTGTCCGTTCAAAATTGGACATGCTCGGCATGGATGTTGGTGAACTCGAAGAGACATGGGTTCCGTCCCCTCAGTTCTACAAGTTATACAGAAGGATTATCAGGAATCGTTCTACGAGCGGTTCTGTTCAGACTCTTGTTCGTACAGGTGGACAGCTTGAGGCCAGTTACCGTACAATGGAGGAGATGAACTCTTACAAGAATCTCAATGTGTACAGGGACTATCAGAACCCAACGGTCTTTGGTAAAGACGGATACTTTTATACCGTTTATGACCCGAAGTATCCGGTATCCTCTAACGCTCTTATCCGTAACGCTTTGCCAGCAGGATATTCTCTGTTCTTTGTCACGCAGTTTTACGGTCACGAAGACTCTGATCTTCTCCAGTACGATACGATAATTACAAATGATCCGCTTTGTAAAGACCCGTATACAAAACATCTGGACAATGACCGTGTGTACATTTCAGATTTTCCTGATGATGCTGTGAATGAGTGTGACCTTGTATTCGATTACGTTCTTCACGAAGCTATTAGGTTGTCAAACGTAAAGGGAATCATGCCACAACATGACATGGGATGGTCTTTTGGGGGTCTATCTGTTCGCTCGAAAACTTTTGGAGATTTGTTCCGTGAGCGTGATGTACGTACACAACCGAAGAACAAAACATGGGTTGAGACTCTTAACCATTCAGGTATAGGGCTTATCAATGAAGGGCAGCATTACGTTCATGCAGGACTTGTAACCGGTGTTCAGCGTGTTCGTGAGGATGGACTTGTGATTACCGACTCTATGCAGTATCACAAGGAGATGATTGTTTCTGAACGTCAGGAGTTCGACATTCTCCATGAAGCTGTTAAGATACCAGTTCACGATGACATATCACGAATCCATGTTGACATTACGGTTCCCGTTTCTCCTACGGATGTTGTTGATGTTGGTACGTTTGAAGATGTGCCTACTGGTGTTATTCCTTTTTCTGTGCGTTCGACGGCAGCTTGCGTTATTGAGTCTGATGGCGATGTTGTTTCTTGTGATTTGGTTGCAGACATTGGTACAATTGCGTTGTCAATCTTTGAAATTCCTGAGATATAAGCATGAGTTCTAAGGAAAAACAAGTCACTGTCGGTGCCGTTTACAGCATGTTTTCTTATGCAAGTTTGCATGTGTGTTTGTTTCACATCATCAAGCTGTTTGAGTGTCTTTCCGTATTAGACTTCTACGGTTTATGTGACTGTCTTGAACGTTATGAGAATTATCGCTCGGATGATTCTGTTGTTATGGCAGACATTTATACCGAGGAGCTTATTCAGAAACTTTTTTCAGACTCAAGATGTCTGATGAAACCTGATGTGTTTGTATCTAACGGAATGATAACGATTTACACACATGGTGTTGGTTGGTACGTTTTCCATGATATGGAAACTTTGAAGAATGTCAGTGAATGGGCACTTCACAAGTATGTGCAGTACGACACTTTGTTTAAAACTTTCGGCCTTGATATCGACACCTACGAAGAGTTTCGGAAGTGTGTGTCGAACAAGAAGGCGGTAAATTCACGTCGTAACAAGATACCTCGTTCAGCCAAGAGAATTTGTAATGCTTAAGATTATTATTGAGAGTTTTGAGTTTCTTTCCGACAGTTGCAGTCGTCTCGAAGTGTTTCATTTTACGGATGGCTCTAAGAAAATCTTCTGTGTGTTTGAGTTAAATGCACTTACGTTGTCGTTTTTTAACACAGCAGACATGATGAAGATTTACCATATTCAGATTTCGTCAGAGTATGGTGTTGTTGATGATGGTTCGTTTGTCTGTACTGAGATTTCTTGTGCTTCTGACAAGGGTATGTCAATCTGTTTCGTTCCTTATGGTGTATGCCGACAGACAAAGAGGGTATTTCATGACTGATTCGATCTTTACTTTGTTTCGTAAGTCTGTGTTAGCAGGATTGTTCATATCGCTTGGGTGTATTGTCAATTTGAGGGTTGGCGGTGTTCTCGGAGCATTCTTGTTTTCGTTTGGGTTGTTGTCTGTTGTTCTGTACGGGGTTCCGTTGTACACAGGAAAGTCAGGGTTCTGTTCTACTATTGATGACCTTAAGAGACTTTGTGTTGTTCTGTTAGGCAATATTGTTGGTGCGTTCATTCTTGCGGTTTGTGTTCATTTTTGCTTTCCAGAGGTATCAACGGCTGCTGAGAAGATTGTGTCTTCTCGTTTGTCATCCGGAGTTCCACGTGCCGTACTTGCTTCAGTTCTTTGTGGCTTTGTTATGACTACAGTTGTCCGTTTTGCACTGCGAACAACTTCTTATCAGAATAATCAAAAGTATGATGGCAACTTAATGGTTTTGCTTCTCGGCATTCCATTATTTATATTGTCCGGATATTGGCACAGCATTGCAGATGCTTTTTACTATTCTGCGTGTTTGACGTTCAGTATCAAATTGTTTGTTGTCTATCTTCTTACGGTGGTCGGAAATTTCATCGGGTGTAACTTGTATAACATTGTATCTGGTGGAACTTTTTTCGTTCGTGGTAACTAATGTTGTATCATGGAGAGTTTTCATGCTAAAAAAACGAAAGTCTAAAAAATCCTTAAAACGTGAGGGTTTGTTGGATACATTTATTGATCACGGACATGAAATTTTACTTGCGACATCCTTATTGGATTCTGTGATAAACAAGACTATTTCAACAAAGAGACAGCTTGTCCGTGCCGAAGAGTCTGGTGAGAGTGAAGCTGCTTCAGCTGCATTACAGCAGTACATTGACGAAATACATGAAATATCCGCTCGTATGGAGGATCTCGAAATGATAGACCCCACTTGGGAGCGGAAACGATATTTGTAATTTTCTCCCTTTGTTGTGTTTGCATGGTGTTCGTACTTATACTGTGTAAAACTCGACATTACAAACCTCGCTCACTGTTACACCGCTCTGAGATTTATAGTGCCGTCTTCAGACGTATAAGCACTAAACACATGTATGACATAACGGCTTTCCTTTTGGAGGTGTGCTTATGTTTGATCGTGTTGTTCTGTGCTCGGAAGGTTCTGAGATCTATACAGGTCTAAGAAACCATACCTTTCAACTTCAAGAATCGTCAGTCGTTGTAAAAATCTATCGCTACACTGCAACTCTTCCAGAGAATCTCGCTGACCTGACTTATGTGAGTAATGTTCAGCACATGCCTTCAGAAGAGGTAGTAACGTTGAATTCCAAGCATTCGATGCTTTCTGAGCTTCACGTTATCGCCTGGGGAGTTGATGAATATCCGACAAACTTTCAAGGTCATCATGTTGTAGTTATTGTCGGAGGCAAATGTCTTGCTTGTGCTTACGCAAGTGAAAATCTTGTCCCTGATGACAAGCTCCATATAACGTTCGACTTTGAAGAGACGAATGGTGTCTTGAATGCAAAGGCTGACTTTGATGGGAATATTACTCAAGGTATTCTTGATGAGATCCTTGCCACTGTTGCAAAGACTGGTTCTTACAATGATTTGAGCAATAAGCCAAGCATTCCTGATGCTGCAAATGACAGCACAGTGACCGTGTATGCAGGTGCAAGTATTTCAAACAACATCGCAACCGGTGGAACAGAGATGGGTTCATTTACGGTGAACCAGGCATCAAACAGCTTCATCAATTTGGGTGCTGCCGCAGCAAAAGCAGTTGACTCATCAATCGGTGTTGCCGAGTCTTCAAATCTACCTACGACGAATGCAGTTAAGGCGTATGTTCAGGACAAGACAATTTCTCTCAAGAAGCACAGCGGAGATGAAAATGCGTTTGATTTCTTCACAACGAATCAGTCAAGTAATAAGACAATAGTACTTGGGTATGGTGATGCCGCTGACAAAGGAGTCGATACATCCATTGGAGATTCTTCTTCAAGTAACCTTCCTACGACTGATGCAGTTAAGGGATATATTAGTAGCCAGAACTTTGCGGTCAAAGGCACAAACGATATCCCAACTGTAAACAATAATCAGATCACTATTAAGAAAAACAGTGCTGACACGTCGAATCCTTTCAGCTTTACTCTGAATCAGTCATCTGATTCTGAACTTAATCTCGGTCTAGGTGCGGCTGCGTTTAAATCAGTCGATTCCGCTATTACTGACGGATCCACTCAAGGTGATGTTCCATCGTCTGATGCAGTCAAGAGCTACATTAGTGGTAAGGGTTTCGCTACAGCTTCTTCTGTTAAGGACAGCACGGTTACAGTCCGACGTAACAGCTCGCACATAAATCCTCCAACTTTCACTTTGAATCAGGCGTCTGACGCTACGGTTGATCTTGGTCTAGGAGCAGCCGCAGAAAAGGGAGTCGATACATCCATTGGAGATTCTTCTTCGAGCAACCTTCCTACGTCAGATGCAGTCAAGTCTTATATTTCTGGACAAGGGTTTGCTCTTGCATCGAATGTTCCTGATAGCACATCGGATCTTACTAACGATTCTGGATTTATTACATCAAGCGACATCTCTGGTCTTGCTGATGACGACGATGTCCCTAAGTATGCATCGTACAATTCGACAAGCAAGACGATTTATTTCAAACATTCTTCCTCTGACACCGATTTAAACGCTTTGTTCTCTTTGGATGCCACAGCTTTCATCAAGGATGGAATGGTGTCGAATGTCGAGATAAGCAACAGCAATCTCGTCATTTCGTTTAATACAGATGCAGATAAGGAAGATATTTCAATTCCTTTGTCGGACATCTTCAATCCAAATAATTATTATACGTCTTCACAGACCGATACTGCGATAAGCAATGCAATCACGGCGTTGAATCTCGGTGGCGCGTCACAGAAAGGCGTTGACTCTTCTATCGGAACATCGTCATCGGATAACCTTCCTACGTCCGATGCAGTCAAGAGTTACGTCACAGGTCTTGGTTATGCAACCACAGGACAGCTTCCTACGGTCAATAACAGCACGATCACGATCAAGAAGAACAGTGCTGATACGTCAAGTCCTTTCAGTTTCACACTTAATCAGGCGTCAGGTGATGAGCTTAATTTAGGTTTGGGTGATGCTGCGTTCAAGGCAGTCAACACTTCCATTACGGATGGATCCACGCAAAGCGATGTTCCTACATCGGATGCGGTTAAGAGTTACGTCAGTGGGAAGAATTATATTACGTCTTCGTCCGTCGGTACGGCTAACTTGAAGATCTATAAAGGTGCGTCTGCTTCAGGTTCTGCCGACTTTACGTTCAGTGCAAACCAGTCGGGTTCTGACGTTGATGTTACATTAGGCATGGGAACAGCTGCCGCTAAAGATGCTGAAACAACCCTTACGTCTTCATCTGATGCAGCCGTTCCTACATCTAAGGCCGTTGCTACGTACATTAGTGGTTTGGGTTATGCCGCGTCTAGTTCTATCGGAAACGGTGAGCTCAAGATTAAAAAGCACACTTCAGATACATCGGCAATAAGCACCGGATTTACAGCAAATGCAAGTTCAGACCAGACGGTTGATCTTGCTTTAGGATCGGCTGCTGACAAGTCTGTTGATTCTTCAATCACAGTTTCCAATGCCGGAACTGCACAGGCAACTGCAGGTGACAATCTTCCAACGTCCGAAGCTGTCCGTGCGTTTGTCGAGGGAAAGGGATACGTAACGTCCGTTAGCAACGAGCAGATTGCCCTGTGCTATACGGATCCTTCCAAGGGACCAAACCAAACTTCTTATTTTGGAGGTTCTAATAATCCAAGTGTCTTTACGTTAAACGGTATTTCCCACATCATCAAGTTCGGTGAAGCCGCAAGCCGTGAGGTTGTCTACCTGTCCGGTTCAGACACCATCGACACTGTCACTGACCAGGATACATGTCTCATCACATTGGGACAGGCCAAGACGTTAGCTTCAAATGCAGCTGAAGTAAAAACAGTCGCTCCGTCTGATGCCCCGATGACGATCGGTACACAGACAGGTGATGGGATCGAGATTCCAGTTGGTGCCATGGTGTGGTTAGCACTTAATTTCAGCGGTAACGTTGGAATTATGGACTTCACTACGGTGTTTAGTAATGGCGTGGGCGGGACTCCTATTCTCTCCGGTAACGGTTCGAATGCAGAAGTTATTGCGTATATGGCACAGATCCGTGACAATGCTGGTGATTTCTATGCACTTGAAAACCAGAAACTTAAAGCAGGTCAGAAATTCCGCACTATGAACTGCATGGATTCTTCTGGTATGGCCGTTCCGGCTTACGGTTTTGCCTTGTGTGTAAGGCTTCCTGACGATAACGCAGGTTCAGGAACGTAACGTAGTCGTTTAGGATGATTCACTTATATGCCCATTGAACCTTACATTTCAAACACATTCAATGGGCACTTACTTTTATGAGAGGTGTTTATGTTTGACAGAACAGTATTGTGTTCAGAGGGATCACAGTTATTGGCTCAGATTAGGAGTCGTTCCCTTCAGCTTTCACAAGGTGCTCTTGAAGTTTACATGCTCGCTACTCCAGATATCGGTTCTGGCGACGCTAAGCCTTCCGTGAACTTTGCTTCCATGTCCCTTGAGAAGATCGGAGATAGCGTTACTATTTCCGCTCAGCCTTCTGGGTCTGGCGAGGCAATGGTGTGGAATTCAGACGGAGAGTCCTACAAAGCTATTAAAATGGATTCCATTGCTTCTTTCCTTTCAGAGCTTCATGTCGTTGCCCGTGGCAACAATGTCGAGGCTTCTGGTCATTTGTTTGTCGTTGCAATAACGAACAAGCCTATCCTGTGTGCGGTTTCCGACGAACGTGTATCGAACGGCGATTCTCTCTACATGACGTTCGATGTTGAGGAGACAAACGGCGTTCTCAAGGCCGTTGCCGATTTCGACGGAAACATTACACAGGGCATCTTGGAGCAGCGTTTGGGCAAGGCCGTTTTGACCTTACAGAAAAATGCTTCCTCTGATGCTGTTGTCTTCTCTCCAACAGATGACAACAAGACGTTCTCTCTCGGTCTCGGTTCCGCAGCCGATGCCAATACGTCTTCGTCTGTTGATATTAGCGACGAAGCACATCAGGGCATGTTGCCTACGAATGCAGCCGTTGCAAGTTATGTGAAGGACACCACGATCTCCATCTATGCAGGTTCTGTCTCTAATGACAATCTGCTTGGTGACTTCTCAACGAATCAGGCGTCTGCTGAGAACATCGTTCTCGGTTCCGTTGCTGCTAAGGGCGTAGTCACTGAGATTCCTTCTTCTGGTTCCAGTGATGATAATGTTCCTACGTCACAGGCAGTTGATGAGTTCGTCGGCAAGGCTCTTTTGAGGATTTCAAAGAGTGCCTCTAATGATACATCAACGAAGTCATTCTCCGCTAATGCTTCCTCCGATGTTACGATTGGACTAGGTCTTGGTACCGCTGCTGACGAGAACAAGTGTACTGACATCACTGCCATCTCTGGAAATGACAGTCAGGAAAACAATCTTGTCTCCCTTTCACAGGCGATTCAGATCGCTGACAATGCTGTTAGCAGTTCAAAGTCTATCTCCCCTGATGATGCGAATCCTCAGTCTGGTGATGTCTACGTCGGTAAGGGTGCCATGGTATGGCTCGCCATTAACTTCGTTGGTGAGGTAGGCATTTCTGATTTCAGTACTGTTGATGATCAGGTTCCTCCTACGTGGGGTGATGCTACGCAGAATAAACAGGCTGTGTCTTACATTGCCAAGCTCAACGATAACGCAGGTGACTTCTATGCAACCGGACGTAAGATCGCTGCCGGTCATTCGTTCCGCACTTTGAACGCAATGGATGTTTCCGGTATGGCTGATCCTTCTTACGGTTTCGCTCTGTGTTTGTGCACTGATGCTCCTGAACAGTCTTCACAGGCTGAGCCCGAGCCGTAATCATTACACGTAAATGATTACACAAGCACCTATGCATGAGTTTGGTTTGTGTGTAGGTGCTTTTACAAATTTTAAGCTACTTCATACCTTATTTTCTATCAATTACTTTGTGTTCCCAAACAGTTACAATGCATACCGTGATACACTTGCAGGTTCATGAACCGTGTGTTTCTTCGATATGCTTTCAAAGCATATAGGTGGTTGTTATGGCTTTTGACGTATGTGTTCTTACGAACGAGTGCTTGACTTATCTCCCATCTCTTAAGTCACGGACCTTCGAAATGAGTGAGGTTCGTTGTTTTCTTCTGTCTCAGAAACTCACAGCGGTTCAGATCCGTGAGACTGTTGCGTCAAGTTTTCTTTCGTCATTGCCTAGTGAATCAGTAAAAGAGCTTTCTTGTCTTCATTCTGTAAGCCAGGAAGTAAACATGGCTGTACATGGTGAAGAGGTTACTTCAGGCACACCGCATCAAGGGTATACTGTCTTAGTTTGTGTGTCGCTTACGGTGAACAGTTCATCGCATGATGTTTGTTTGTGCGGGTGTGTTTCTGATGAGGTAATCATCGCTGATGAGAGGCTTAAGTTTACGATCAACATTGAGGAGACGAAGGACGTTTTCACTGTACGTGCTGATTTCGACGGTTCCGTTGTTCAGGGGTTGTTGCACGATAATTATTACACGAAAGATGAGGTTGATATGCTTGTCGGTGACATAGACAGTCCTGACTTGTCTGGATATGTGACTGTAGGTACGAATCAGACAATCTCTTCTCTAAAGACATTTACCTTGAGTGGTTCGGACTCAACATCGAGCATATCAGCAAATGGAGTAAGCGTTAGAAGCGGAACAATGTATGGCGAGAACCGTGTGTCTGCGTTACATCCAGAAGGCTACCTTTCACTTGGAAATACGGATGCTTATCTTATGAACGACCTTGCAGCAACTGGTGGGGCACGAAATACACTCAGGCTGCTTGCGAGGGATCGGAACAATTCGGGTGAGTATGCAAGTATCGAGGTTGACAAGTGGGGTATTCAGTTTAAACATAGAGACAGTACAAGTTCAGGAGGTGATGTCAAGACGTTGTTGCATTTAGATACAAGCAGTATTGACAATGCAAGGTTTGACCGAAGTATTGATCTGCACATACCATCCGAAAAAAAGGTGTACATCTCTGACGATGGCACTTATCAGGTAGTCAACGAACACTGTCGTTTAGAACTTATATACGATTCAGGAAATTTTTACATCTTACCTGTCTCTGGTACATATAAGACAAATATGGAGCTCCGACTTACGAGCGACATGCTTTCGGTTGAGTTGTTTAACCCTGAAACACAAAGTGCTTATACAGGTGGCAACACGACAACTCTTGGTGAATTCTTAAACTCTATCATTGGAAATGAAGATCCTGACTTTCTGTTTCAGGATTATCTGAAAAATAACGTATATGTCGGTATTTTCCATAAATACAACACAGGTTCTCTGCATGAATCTGAACAGGCACTTACCTCCTCTGACATTGAGAATCTTGGCATCTACATTTCCAGTCCTGATGTTGGTCTGTTTGTTCTGTTTGGATCTGCTGTAAATGATACGTTCTTTACCGGCAATCTGTTTAAAGTTGATGGTGGTTCCGTCAGTGCGAGTGACCCTTCTTTTCCATCTGATTATGATTTCCTTGAGTTGCTCGAACTTGGAGGCACCTCTTCTTCATATCTTGGATACACATGCCATTGTACGTTACGTAAGCACATCGACACAGCAGAGGTGACATTGCAGCAGTATTCGTTTGAACACGGTCAAGAGTTCATTATTGGCAGTCATTCATCTGCAACTCACCTGTGGACAGGCATTTCAAAGCAGGAAGCTCTGTATGATGGAATGTGTATCAACTATTACCTTCCGTACAGATATAGTAGTGCACAGGCTGTCACGCTCAACTTGAGTATGAGTAACGGTTCAGGCGGGCTGACAGGTGAGATTCCTGTTAAGTTCAATGGAACTAATGAGGCTAAGAGTCAGATGTTTAACGCAGGTGCTGTTGTTCAGCTGACGTACTGTGAGAACAAGGTTATTAATGGAAGTTCTGTAAGCGGTTGGTTCGCAAACTCATACTACGTCGATCCTGTTCAGTATGACGTAAACGCAGTTGGGTACAATATTTTGGCATTTTCTACTGGAATATTCCCGGGGCAGATCTGTGTTCCGATTGATATCGATGGTGCACATTACTGCTCTTTGGTACCATTTAACACGCAAATTAACCATGTGACTCAGAGGTATTGTATTACAGAAGGATTCTATCCGTTTCTGTTTGTTGTAAGTAATACTTCTGCACCTTCTGGGTATAGTGTTGACCGGGTCAACCTTTTTCGAACAACGGGTGTCGCTCTAAACGATCATTTTGCTCTGGGTGTCACATGGATTCCAAATAATCCTATATACCTTGTGTGTACCTTTAATCAGACAGACGGAAAGTTCTACCTTGACACGGAACAGTGGTGGTCTATGTCTATTCCTTCGAGTGTCAATGGGAAGTTGTATATCTATTTAGGTCGTATACATGGAAATAGCCACCCCACTGGTTTCTTTCTTGATTATGAGCATCCAATATTACGGTACAAGGACGGAAAGATTCAGGAAGTGACCTACGCGTCACTAATCAATGAAGCAAGAATTGACGCACTTGAGAGCTCGATATCAGGAAGCGGAGGAGGCTCATCGTCTTCGTCTGATTATTATCCCTTGCAGGATGTTTCGGTTTCTCGTTCACAGACGGAAATCGGCGCTCTGTTCCCACTGTCCAGTTCCGTCACAGGAGTTCCGCATTACATTCACAATCTTAATGCTTCTGATGACAATGCAGATCTCGTCTCTGCCGGATGGACATACACCAGTCAGTGGAATGACACTGGCGAGACTTATACGGATCAGTCGAGTAATACGTATTCTATCGGAACCTTGGATGGATCTGATGAGATGTACTTCCGTTTTAACGGAGAGATCAGCACATATACTATTGAAGAGATCATGACGAATTACGGAAGCAATACCGTAAGCGGAATCACATTGCCGGTGTTGATGCGTGCAGGAAGTAATTCCGTCGAAGGAAGCGACATGACAAATGCGTCTGCAACATATAGTCAAGGTGTGTTCAATCTCGCATACAGAACAAGACAGCATTCAAATTATGTGGCTTGGTGGTACATGATTGTTGGTTTTAACACAGACAGTCGAAGGTCTCTGTTTGACATTGCCAACTATTCAGGAACCTCTACGTTTAGAAATTACGACGTAAGTGACGCTCCACTGTCAAAGATTCCTGTTGACGACTCTATGCTTTACACAGGTTCCGTTTCATTCGGAGGTTCATTTACGACTGCGAGAGAGTCAACATCAAGTGATGACTATGGTGACGAAGATTCTGGGATGGAATATGAAGGCACATTCTACCATCTTGTGTACTTTAATTACTCAACTTCAAATTATCTGTATGATGATAGCTCTGAACTTTCTATAACGATTAACGGCACATCGTATCGCCTTGGGTCTTACACAAAGACCTCTTATAATTCGTCGTATTGGGATCCTGAGTATCAGGGGTTCGTGTTTTTCACTTCAACGTGGAACAATAGCACAGGGCTTCCATGGGGTGGAAACTCTAACATGTTTTTCTGCATACTTAGAAAAGTGTCGGTCACTGCATCTGTAGGTGATTATGACCCAGAGAATCCAGAAGGATCCATGATGGGAGATGCAGGAATGACGGAAACCACTGAACTGGGTGTTATTTTTGTTCCTCTTGAGCCAGAAGAATTCTACCGTATGTGGGAATCAATAACGTTTGATGTCGGATATGGTACTATTTCTTCACGTTATGCATCTCTTACGTCATTAAGTGCTGTCAGTAATGTACGTTCTACATACGAGTATCAGTCCGTTTATATGCATTACGTTGATGGCGTAGGTTACAAGAGTTCTTCTTCATCGTACTCACAAACCAACAGCGTTTACCAACCTGATGTGTTTCTTGAACAATTCAAGCCTTCTATTCTTACATCGTTTATAACTTCAAACCCACCAAGTGTTTCCGGAGGAATTTGGTCATTTGAACGGTATGTGAGTGCCGCACCCGACGCAAAATCTACTTCTGCAACGGATAACTTGAGATACGTTTACTCAAATGGATTTTACATTGGAACACCAGTGAACACAGAGTGGGAAGTTTCAACTGCTCCACTTTCTCTTAAAGATGTTGTCCTTCGTGCTGATGACGCAGAAGTTATTATAGCTAACGTCCAGAATGTGAGTAATGAGTTCGTAACAACAGAACAGACCGTTCACGGTCGTGTGGTTGTCGGAACAGCTGGAAACCCAAATGCACTTGTTGTCACCGATGAAGGCGTCACTATTAACGGTCAATTGAACGCATCAGGGTCTGGTAATCCGTCCTTGGATATCCGGTCTTACACTGGAAATGCTACAACAGGAACTCAAAGTGAGGCTTCGTTATGCATTAAGGATGCTGATGGAGCAGTGATCAACGCAGTAGGACTTTCAGGGATCGTAGCTAATGCATTACGTGGTATCGGAGCTTCTGGATGTTCGTCCACGTATCAGGCATTGACAAAGTATACTTCCTATGGGTCAGTTGGAAGCATAGGTCTGTTTTTCATTTATATGGAAGGATCCATGGGTGATGCCAGTTATGGTAGTTCTGGAAACACATATTACGCAGGAGACCTCGTGTCGGGTTCCTCGTTGTACCCTTGTGATTTTTACAAGTATTCTCAGTATGATTCTTCGTTTTATAGCAATTCTTCATCATCAGGTGTCTATTCGGGTACGTGGGCGATTTTGAACCGTTACTCATCTGGTGGAGAGGGAAGCAGTAGTGGGTATTACCTTGTACTGGCTGTACGTGTTTATTAACATAAGTCTTGTTTTATGGAGAATTTACACATGAATGAAATTCTTTCCCTTTCGGATGCACATTGGATTGATGAAGGCAAGACAGTTCTTGATGTGACACTGCGTCTTTTTTCAAATCCAAGATTAATGGTCCCGTACACGTTTCGTCCTTATGTGAAGGATGATTCGCTTATCCACAATGAGCTGTTAAGTCTGTTTAAGTCAAACAGGATACGGATCGCAGAGCCTGACATTGATGCTATAAACAAGAATCGTATTCAGGATGTTTCATCAGAGGTACGATCGAAACGTAATAAACTTCTTTCGGATACGGATTATCTCATGCAACCTGACTACCCAATATCTGAAAGTGACCGTGAAGCTCTAAGGTCGTATCGTCAGGCATTGCGTGATATAACACAGCAGGAAGGTTTCCCTGAGAACATCGTGTGGCCTGATAAACCTTCATATCTCAAGTGATAACATTTTTACGGAGTCTGTTGTGAACTGCTAATCGTCTAAAGGCGGTGAGCTTCCTGCAGGCTCCGTATCAAATAAGGTATCTTACTACCGTTCTTTAGGTGTTTACCTAGATTCATGTTTGGGTATTCGCGTAATTCTTTTGTTATTTTAGCAAAAGGATTAATTTTTGTATGTGAGCAGTTATAAATCAGCCATATTTGTCCTTGTCTGTTTGTTATGGTTGGTACTTATATGTGTTGGGTACGTGTACTTTATTTTGTATGAGGTATGCTATGTTCGAGCAACAGGTCATTACAAGTCGAGGTTTGTTTCTTCTTAATCAGATGAAGACACAAATGGATTTTCGTTTGTCGTTTGTTGGTGTTTTTTGTTCTGACGAACGTGTTTCCAACGAGAATCTCTTTCGTCTTGAATATCATCAGTTGTCTTCCTGGACACAGGGTACTCTGTTTAAGGTATACCCAACAAAGTACGCAAACTTAAATGATACGCGTATCGCTGTGTCCTTTAACGATAATAACGGTGATGGTCGTTCATTAAAGTCTGTTGCATTGCTTGCACGACTTATGCGAACGAAGATTACGAATCCTTCCTTTGCACACGTGTCAATCACACCTGAATTGTATGTACGTGCAAAACAGGCAGGTGTCGCAGGAAACGATTACTTTGTTCAGTTTGTGTCTGATACAGGGTCTGAACAAGGAGATATTATCGTTTCATTAAGACGTGGTTCTGACGAATTGGGTTCGTTACGCATTACGAGCAATATGTCTGTTGATAATGTTAATGCGTCTTCGTTTGTTTTAGGTTCATCCAATGGTGCTGATCCGACAACAGTTCCTTTGAGTGAGCATATTGAGTTCGTAGGTACTTTCGGTAATCTGTTCAATTCATCAGGGATTAATTTTAGAAGTCCTCTTTCTGGTGGTTCTGATGGTGAAGAGTCAGAGGTTCCTGTAGATGAACCCATTGTGTTTGCAGTAGCAACTACTGACACAGAAGTTACGATTAAGAATAACGGCAAGGGTCAGATGTTTCTTACGTTCCAACTTCTTATTACTAATGGGTATGCACGTATTAAAGCTGACGAACATGCACAAGCTCTTCTTCATGATATTGAGGACATTTCCAAAGATGACAAGGGCGGTGTTGCAACAATAATGTTCAATGCTGCAACAAGTGATTTGCAGTTATTTGACCGTGAAGGTCATTTGATTGATCAGGCAAACCTTCCTGCCGGTTTTTATAATAACGGAGAGTTCGTCACCGTAAGAAACAGGCAGAATGTCTATGACGAAAAGATTTGGATTTCGCCTGATGATGTTATTGAAAATTCAAACACACTGTTTGAATTTAAAAATGAAGAACATGGTGTTGAGTACGGTATTCTCGCCGGATTACCATTGGTTGATAAAGCATCCAAAGGTCATGCAGATCACTTCGTGTCATATCTTATGGAGACCGGTGAGGTAGGTCTTTTCAAAGTGGTTCTGTCAGAAAATGATGGAATTTCATTCGCATTGTTCTCTGAGTCACATTCGTCTCTCACGAAACTTTCACAGCCGTCTGTTCTAGACTTTTTCAATATCAGTGAAGATCGTGATGAGAGTACTTTGGAAGATGTTGGTGACGATTCTGTTGCAGTGTTTGACATTGAGTCTGTCTCACGTCTTCAGGCTCTTCGTTTATGGCAGGGTTACTCTCAGCTTGCATTATCACGGAATGATGTTCAGGATGCCCTTGCATCCATGTTTGTTTCTTTAATCTGTGAGTATGACCCATCTGAGTTGACTTCAGATGAAGTCGATGATGGTTCTTCACAAGAGTGGTTGGTATCGTATCTTTATAATTTAGGTGTCATCAATAGCAGTACGACGAGTCTTGAAAGTGCAAAGCTAGAACTTAACCTTCTTATGGAATCTGCTTCTGATAATGACGTTACAGTACGTACTAAACGACTTAAACTTGCACGTGAATTTGCGACAAGTTTTCCGAATGCGATTGGGTTCAGTGCTGACGATGCTGTTGAAGACGTTATTGGAATTCCTCGTGTCGCTGTATTACCTGGTGATATACGCAAATCGTACTCTTTAAATGATGTCGATGTGTTGAAAGATAAGTATTCTGCGTTGGTAACAGAAGAGAATGGTCTTTTAAATGCCAATGTTGACACGTTGGAAGGTGTTCTTCTCGGTATCTATGAAGCTCAGATTGAAAATGCACGTAAGGCTTACATTGCAGCTGACAATGCATGGAAATCAATTTACGGCGTTCGTGGATTGATGCACAGTGTAGCGGTGTCGTCTGACGGTATAACATTTAGAAGCAATGAAGGTGGATATAGGATTCACCTTAGACCAGAGACGAACGGTGGACATCAAAAGATTGCATTGTCTAGAATGGATGGAGATAATGCAAGTACGTTTGCGTTCATCGGAGACTCTGGAGTTCTCGGTGGTGCACCATTATTTACCGTTATTGTTGCGGCACATGCAGAGATGTCTGAAGGTGTTTCTACATGGAGACTAGACAGTTTAAGTTCGTCTGACGGATTCATTCCTGAGTTGTTTGGCGATACAGATGGTTTGGAACACGGTGAAGGTGTGTCTCAATGGGGCGATGAAGCGGTGTTTGGCGTAAGGAATGTTGAAACACTGGTTGTTCGTCTTGCTGATAACCTTTCAAATCTTACTTTCAATCATGTGTCTATGGATATACAAGGTGTTACAGGTGTAAACCAGATACCATGCGAGCAGTTCAAGCATTTGAGCTGCATTGTTCCGTTGTACATGGATAGTCATGATTCTCGTGGTTGTTCTGTAAATATGACTGAGATTCTTAATTCTTGGGTACAGACTGAGGACATGTACAAGCCTGACATTATCATTATTCGCGGATACGGTTTGTTCATTCAGACACATAAGTAACCAGTGTTGTGCTGTGTCTGTAAATCGTTCATTATAACCTACGGTTGGCTTATCAAACCCCTTGCATCCCTTTGCAAGGGGTTTTTCTTTTTCCTAGGAGGTTATTATGAACGATCTAACTATCATTACCGGTAACAATCCTTTTGTTGTTACTGTTTTTGCAAGTCTTATTGGTACTCTTCTTGCTCTTTGCTTGTTTGGTGTTTTGCGTGCTATGGTTAAAAAACTTATTGCTTCAAAGTCACAGCCTGGTAAAAGTGAAGAGGCGAAACCTTCTGAAGATTCTGGTGAGACTGACGACAAGCAGGAAGCTACGTCTGAGGGCGAACCAAAGGCTGAGGATAACGAATCCGCTACTCCTGACGCTTCCGAAGAAGCCGATGACAAAGAAAGCGGTGAGCAGAACTAAGTCTTTTCTTATCACTCAAATTTTACACAGTGGTGACATCCATGACAAGACATAAACGCAAAGTACTATGTGAGGCGTCAGATAATTACCAAGACTTTGGTGAACATCCGATGCTTCAGATCATTTGTGATACGGTACTCGGCATTCCTTCTTTGATTCCGTTTAGCGTTGACCTCAATCTTTACCTTTATTCAGAAGATCCTTTAACTTACGTTATTGATCTTGTCATGGTTGACACTGGATTTACTTTATTCTCACTGTCTGTTGTTTTCCGTTTTGAGAACACGGTTCATGTCTTTGATGCAGACATTCTTTATTCGTGTGATGATGTTCCGTGTTATGAGGATGCTTTTATTGCGTCATGTGACAATATTTCAGATGTAAATTCTGTTGAGATGTTTCTTGAGAGCTTGTCTGGGATTGCTGAATCTTATATGCAGGAGATTCTTTGCGATATTCCATTGTATGTGTGTGAGGACATGTGCAGTGCAGGTGTCACCCAGTGCCCCTCTTATGTACCCGTCAGAACGGTTATTTGTCTTGGACAGTTGGCAGAACACACTTTGGATGTTCCTGTTGTTCCTGATAAAACAGATAAAAAGATGGCAACTCGGGTCAAGCATCTTTTGGCTAAACAGCAGAAGACGTTAGCCGAGGAGTTGAAGTGACTTGCGGTGAATCGTGGTGCTGTTTACGGAACGATGTGTTTTTGTGTTACAGTGTTGAAGGAGCAAGAAACATTTTGTTAAAGCAGATGTTTCTTGCGCTGAGAGATCCCTCCACACCTTGTTTGGTGTGATTTAATAGTAGCCATTGTTACCAATGGTGAATAAAAATGGATCGGAGTTTGTATATGGCATTCCTAAAGCGTAAAGCTAACCGCTACAGCCGGTATGTGAGACAACGAAGCAATGAAAAATGCGCTTCTCGCGAACGTGTTAAAGAGTCTATTTTAACTTATGCGAGTCAGTCTGAGATCGACGAATCAATTTCATTTCTTCTTAAAAAATATTCTGATACCTTTAGGAGACTTGCTGAATGAAGATCATCCGACTTGAAGATGTTTATCGTTACCACGATTCCATCATTGCTAGTACTGGCGGTGATGACGGTATTCGTGACCGTGGTTTGGTTGAAAGTGCATACAACGCTGCATTTCAGGGTTTCGGAGAGGTCGAATTTTACGTAAATGCTGAAGAAAAGGCTTCAAGACTAGGATACGGTCTCGTCAAGAATCGTGGGTTTATTGATGGAAATAAACGTGTAGGTTGTTTAGTCTTGTTATCAGTTTTGCAACTAAATGGAATCTCTCTTAATTGCTCTACATCTGAGCTTGCGGACATATTTTATCTTATAGCATCTGGTAACAAGTCGTATGAAGACTTGTTGGAGTTTGTAAGGACTCGTATGAGTGGTCCTGTGTACTCGGAGTCCGTTTGTTGTGCTTCCAGGCGACGAACCAGATATGAGCATATTATTCAGCGTAGATTGTCACGCGGAAAACGTTATGAAGCTGACGGTGATGACGGTGCTTCTACCAAAACGACAGGTATGGCTTATCGTTTTTACTCGCTTCTCTATGGTGAGCGCACGTTGGCACAGTGTATGGAATACCCTGCTGTTGAAAATAATGTCCATGACTTTGAAGTCTTTGCAATGAGTCAGGCAGGTGTGAAAGCGGCTCTTAAAGAGACTGCCTTTTTAAAAAAGCAGGACTACGCAATTATAAACCGTTTGAGAAGCGGATTTATGGATGTTATTGTCGGGTACGTGATTCCTGAATCTGTTAAGTACACGAACACGTGGGAGTACGCAGAAGTGTCCGTGGGTATGGACCAGGATATCAATGTGACATGGAGACATTGATGGTGCTGTACCAGTTTCATTTTACTTCTTGTGGTATACCCGTCAAACCTACGATATTTCTTCTTGGTCGTAACTTGTAATAATTTGGGGCAAAAATGAAAAATTACGGAGACATTTGTCTTATCAACGGTGGGAATGTTGAGGCTGTGGACTGTGTTATTGGAGGAAGTCCATGTTTCCCTGGCGGCACGATGATAATGACCGACGTCGGACAAAAACCTATCGAGGATGTCCTTGTCGGTGATTTTGTTTATACACACAGACAACGGTACAGAAGGGTACTATCTACCGGAACACGTAAAGCATCCCTTGTAAAACTTACGGACGGAATGCATGACATCATTTGCACTGCGGGACATCCGTTTTACTCGAAATACCTTGATGGCAATGATACCTTGTGGACACCTGCAATGGACATGTTTGGTATGCGTTGGGCATACGTGGACGGTTCACGTCATAATGAGTTCGTGTGGATTGAAGTGAAGTCTGTTAAAGATATTCACACAACATGTACCGTGTATAACCTTGAGGTTGATGAGGATAACAGCTATGTTGCTGAAAACATCGTTGTTCACAATTGTCAGAACCTGTCTGTGGCCGGAAACCGAAAGGGTCTTGAAGGGAGCGAGTCACGTCTCTTCCTTGAACAGATGCGTGTCATAAAAGAAATGCGTCAGGCTACGGACTTTATGAAACCACGATATATGGTTCTTGAGAACGTAACTGGGTTGCTCAACTGCAACAAAGGAAAGGACTTTCAGTGTGTTTTAAATGAGTGTGTGCATACAGCTCTCTTGGGTAAGATAAACCTCAACAAAGGAATGAAAGATGGCGAAAAGAACATTGAAGAAGAAGACAGCGATGGAAGAGAAACGGAAATCCCTGATGTGCCTATGCCTAAAGACGGAAAGTGGCCAAAGTCCGGAATCCTCTATGATGACATGGGAAGATGGAGCATTGCTTGGAGAGTACATGACGCACAATATTGGGGAGTCGCCCAACGCCGTCGTCGAATCGCGCTTGTCTGCGATTTTGGAGGAATGTCCGCCCCAGAAGTATTATTTGAGCAGCAGAGCGTGCAACGGGATTTTGACACGTGCAACTCGCATGGGGAAGGAGCTGCCGAAACCTCTACTGGAAGCCCTGAAGAATCAGATAGAATCTGGGACGCTCGTGGAAACGGAAATGGACGACTTAGTGCAACCCTTACAGGAGACCATGACAACAGAATAATGGATTATACGAATGTCGTTGTGTCTTCAGAACCTTACACATTAGACTCTAGTGCTGTTTCACACGGCATTGCTTCTATAAAAGGTACAGGTTGTGGTGTTCGTCATGACGGAATCTCACCAACGCTTACTACAGGTCAGGTTCCGAATATATGTAATGTAGAGCCTTATCTTTTAGAAAGCAATCAGAATCATGCTACTGTTACTAATAATGGCGTGTGCTCTACTTTACCGGAATCCATGGGTTTAGGTGGCGGTTATGTTCCGATGGTTACAGAAGAGACTTATTCAATTAATGGTGATGCACATGAATCCGGCGTATCAGTTATGAGTGAAATGTCTCATGCTTTGAAGACCACAACAAAAGAGTATGTATTCGTGAAACAGAGTTCCGATGACGTTGCACTGTCTCTTCCGACAGAAGAAAGAAACCCAGACCCGTCTTATCCGTGTATCTGCATTGGAAATGGTCAGGCGGAGAGTACAAATCATTACACTGAAGAGGTTTCACAGACGTTAAATTGTATGCACGACCCAATGACTATTCTAGAGCCTTGTGCTTATCAGTTGGTCGGTGTGAATAGTAACAGTATGAAAAGTTCCAATCCTAACAGCGGGTGTTACGAAACGGAACAGTCTGGGACGATAACCACGAATGGATGTGTACCGAATAACCAGGGGGGTACTGCTATTATGGAACCGGTCAGTAATTCAGGGTGTTGTGTTTCGTATGGCGAAACAGAGTCATCTACTGAACGTCATCCTGTTGTTGTAGATCGTGCAGCTTTTAATCAAGGTAAGAATGCACAGTTCGACATTAAGATTGAAGAGACTGAAACCATCCCGTCAATGGTTGCTCGTGGTCCTCATGCAGTAGCACAGCCTGTCCAGTATCGTGTTCGACGTTTAACGCCCCTTGAGTGTACACGATTGCAGGGTTATCCGAATGGATGGATCGATATTGGTGATTGGGTTGATACGAAAGGTAAGAAGCACAAGGAAGCAGACGCACCTAAGTACAAAGCGTTAGGCAACTCAATTGCTTTGCCTTTCTGGAAATGGTTGTGCAATAATATTGTAAACCATTTAAAGAAAGACGGAGATACTACAACAATGGCAAGTTTGTTTGACGGAATTGGTGGATTTCCTTTGTGTTGGACAGAGGCCACTTTGTCAAAAGAATCAGTGCTTTGGGTAAGCGAGATTGAAGAATTCCCACTCGCCGTTACACGTTATCATTTTTCCTAGAGGTGTGTGTTATGAAAAGAAATCAACCGAGAAGTTCGTATTGCAAGAGGTACGAAAGGAAGATAGACAAAACCAGTTTGTGGGGCTAAGTACCGAGATTCAAAGGTTATTTCCTTGGAAAACGTCTAAAGCGAACAACCGTTTCGATTTAAATGATAAAGTGTCCATAATACGGACGCCTTCTTGTTTTTACTAAAATCAACTACCCACTCGCTTTAGCTGGTGGGTAGTTGATTTTAGTGTCATGGTGCTGCTTCGACACTTCTACAAAACCTGTGCTATACGTATTCTTGTTAAGAGGGGTAATGGTTAGGTCCCTCTAAGCTAACGGTCTTGTTTGGAGGAGTTGAACAATGTCGAATCTGATTATGAAGAAAAGCACATACGAGACACTTAAAAATGACGGGTACACGGATAAGCAGATAAAGGCACTTGCATCATTGGCAACCTTTAACTGTGCGTCGGAATATCATGGGAAAATGGACGCATATTCATGCAGACCGTTTCCGTCTGGAAAATGCTGTCTGTGCTTCATTAACCAAGATAAGTACTCTGATGACTGGGAATCCTCTGATGTCAAATATGCTTATGCGAACAAGCGTAGTTTTAATCAGATACTTGCGGGTGTTCGTCGCAAAGCCTTTAAAGATTGCTGTCCCTATATCCGTTACGAGAAATGGGATAATGACAACCGTTGGTATTTCGACTATGACATGTTTAAGAACGACATTCCATACACGAAAGAAAACTACGTTGCATTCGACATCTGATTAGCATGGTGTACGCAAAGTCGTAAGACCTCTAACAGGTCTGAAACGGAGTGTCCTTTTTAAGGAGATAAACTATGCTTATACGCAAGCGACGCTATCTTGAAGATTCTTTGTATAAACATTCCGTAAACGAGATGGCAAACATGGGAACCACTCGTGGCGGAATCACGATAAAAGTGTATTCTGGTGAAGGTCCAATACCACATCTACATTTTATCATCGATGAGAATCATCAGGGGTGCTTACAGCTTGAGCAAGCAGCGTATTTCAATCATGGTCAGTACACTGCCACTCTAAATGCACATCAACTTAAAGATGTTATCAGATTTTTGAGTTCGTCAGCTGCCGCACATGGGTTTAATCCTGGATGGTCTAAATATGTGGACTGTTGTAGTGAGTGGAACAAGAACAATCCTCAGTATGCAATGTCCAGACAGGAAATGCCTGACTATTCTACCATAAATGATTAAGGACTTTAACCGATGCGAAAAGACCTTCTCAATACTGACACCTTGAGGTTCTGTGCAACATCAGATACGCACGGTTGCCGGTTTGATGTACCTCCTTGTGACTTTTTCTGTCATTGTGGCGATTGGTCTCCGCTTGACTTCCAGGGTGACTTTGTTCGTATGCAGAGTTGGTTGGATGCTTTCATTATTGATTTGTGTCATTTGCCGTGTAAGTATGTCATCATCATTGCGGGGAATCACGATCTGATCATGGAGTCTTTGCTTGGTAAGGACATCTTTCGTAATACGCAGTATCGACTTGGATTAACAAGAACCGTATTCAACTCTGTCGGTATTCCCGTACAAGAGTGCAAGGTTCATTATCTCAATAGAGATTCCGTAACTCTTGATGGTGTGACGTTCTGGGGTAGTCCAGTAACGAAGCAGATAAACCGTTCTGTAAAGCGATGGGCTTTTGAAACGAATCACCCGAGTTACGATATTCCTTCCAATGCAGATGTTGTGTTGACGCACCAACCACCATCATGTAACGGTCTTGGGAATACATACTGGAAACAGAGTACTCCAAGTAAGCGTTTGGGTTCCGATGAATTGAGGGATGCCGTGTATGGTTCTAATGCGAAATTGCTTATGTGTGGACACATCCATACAGGTAATCATAAGCTGACTTCGCTGAATAATGAAGCCAAAACACGAGTGTGCAATGTGTCGTATTTGGATGAGGATTACGAAGTTGCCTATCCGGTTACAGAGTTCAACTTGTCTCTGTGAACTGTTTTATGTTAATCACTAACGACTCTCCCCTGTTTCCTTCTTTGCTTCCCATAGAGCATGTACGCATAAGGGTTCCTTGATTTTCCATCGCCAAGTTTATCAGGTCTGAATCTGCCCTGTCCCAAATCATGAAACCTTTGCACTTTCCTATGATTTCTCTTGACCACTCACGAGCTTCCTGACGGTATTCTGCTGAATACTGTTCCTTATATGCATGGCCTTTGTATGGTGGGTCGAGTATGATAAAGTCAAAGTCCTCCGAAATCTGTACGCATTGCACGTCATTTTTAAGTGCTATGTCACATACGTTTATTCCATCCAACCATCGTTTCGCCATGTTGAGGTCCGGTGGAACTGTCGGCAGCGTATTTCTCGGAGATCGTGCGTGATTACCCCAAGATGTCACAGTCACTTTATCTTCTGCACGTGACAGTATGTCTGTAAAGCATTCATACTGTTCGTCTGTGAACCGTGTGCGTGTGGTATGGTCTGTTCGTGTTCCTATTTTTTCTTTCGCCTCATGCCATAATGCTATTGTCTGCTCGATTGCGTTAAGTCTTCGTCTGTAAGAACCATTCAGATCGTTTGCTGTGATGTCCAGGGTTTCATTCTTGTAAAGCATTATCTTGGATACTGAGAATGTCCCGGTAAACGCATCGAACACTTTACAACCTGGAGGTAAGATAGAGGCTACGGCCTGTATTTCGCGCCACCATTGTTTTGCTTTTGCACCGACTAAAGGTAGAACCGGATGCTGCCAGTTGAATGTTTTCGCCTGTGTTTCACATAAGCATTTAAAGTATTGTGTGTCCATGATTTGTTGCCTATCGATTATGGTGCTGTTCCACCTTCTCTGCTGTATGTGTGATAGAGTTCTTCTTGTATGATTTAGATTGTTGTTTTTGTTCACTACAATCTAAATAGATGTGGCCTTGTAGCTGTGGTTTACTCATTTTGTTAGTAGGTTACTTATGATTCGCAAGACAACAAAATTGAATATTAACACACGAAAGTTGACGTTTCGTGAACGTAGTGAGAAAAAGAACTCGTTACGTAAGATTGCACGTAGTAGATTTGTTCGTTCAGAATCGCGTAAGCACGTGAAGTCTGAAAATTTCACGCGTGGTTGGGACGCTTTGATGGCTGAATGCATCGACATCGACAATGCTGATATGGCTTATGATTTCTTTAATGATGTGCAGGACACCTCCCGTAAGCTAGATTTAATTTGCTCTGACGGTAAACCGTTCAATGCACGTGATGCAAAACAGGCTTGGGATGAAGTAGAGAATCATGTGAATGATGAAGTGGATAAACTTCTTGACCTGTATGGTGACGACCTGGAGTACATTCCATGCATTGGTCTTAAATACTTTGGTCAAGATGACACATTGGCCGTTGGAGTTTATGACAGTGGTAATTTCGAGCCTGTTTATGGATGGGAGTTCCGTGAAGCTCCTGCAATGGGTCTTGAGAATCGCCGGGTCCTTCGTAACGATGTTCAAACAAAAGTACGTGGTCGTTACGTAAAGTGTTAATTTTTATTTCTGTCTCATGGTAGTAGATAACAGTCTACTCTTTTTTCTGGAGGTTTATTATGGCTACTTTACGTGGTTATCTTACCAATTTGGGCAAATACAACGAAGGTGATTTGGTTGGAACGTGGGTTACACTTCCTATTGATGAGGATGACTTCGAGGACGTATGTAAACGTATCGGAATCAGCGATGAGCCTGACAAGGATGGTGTCTATTATGAAGAGTACTTCTGGACTGATTGGGATTGTGATATCCCAGAGGTGTGTGACACGCTTGGTGAGCATTTGAGTCTTGACGAAGCCAATGAGATAGGTGAGAAGGTTGAAAACGTTGATGACGTGGATGCTTTCGCTGCCGCTTTAGAGATTTTTGGAAGCGTTGATGAAGCCTTCGAGAATGTTGACGATATGGTATGTATCGGAGATGGTTATGATGAAGACCGTGTTATCGGTGAGTATTATGCTTCTGAGATAGGTTCTTTTGACGATGAAACCATTGAGCGATACTTCGATTATGAATCATTTGGACGTGACGTCCGAATAGAGTATTATGCTTCTGAGGAAGGAGACCCTGAGACCGCAGGTGAATACTGGTGTGGTGACGAGGATGCATCAGATGAAGAAATCGGCGAGGCTGTTGTAGACTCTCTTGGTATGGACGGCATTGCTAACAAAGATTATTACTTCGATTACGAATCATATGGTAGGGATATTCGTATCGAGGGTTCATTCTGTGAACTTAACGGACAAATCTGGGAATACACTGGACGCTAGGTTTCGGGGTGCTTGTTATGACGAAGCAGCATGGACATGCAAATTGTTTACGACACGATGAAGTAACCTCACGAGACATCCAAAATTTGTCTGACCGAAGAAGTTATGCACGTTCACGTTCATCGAATATCGTTGCACGTTTCGTAGACTTCAACAAAGATACAGGAGATGTTCATTACAGCGTCACGTCACAAGCGAAAGCAGGGAAGTCGTACACGGTCACGTTCCGTTTTAAGGAATGGAATCCTGACATGGCACACTTGGATGATGAAATACAGCACGCCGTAAAGGGTAATATCGAAATAGACTGTACATGTCCTGCTTTCACCTATCAGGGGTACAAGTTCCGTGCTTCTGTAAAGGGTGGTAGTGTTGACATTGAACGTCGTCCACCAAATGAAACAAATCCTGACAGGCACGGGTATGCTTGTAAGCACATATTAAAGGCAATCGACAGTTTTAATCAGGATTTCGATAAATTTCGAGCAGAGGGAAAGGGTATGATACGTAAACGAAATTTACGCGTACAACACAAGTACGAGAACAAGAAAGCTCTGGAAGCAAACGACTACTCGCTTTCAGAAATGTTGGACATGCAGCTGTTGACGTACTGTAATGAGGTTCTTGGACTTCATTTGATGGGATTGAAATCCCAGTCAGTGCTTGAGTCTATTGCAAGCGCGTTCTTGAGTTACATGGAACAGCTCATGGATTTGGATGGTATCGACCTCGGTGAAACCTACGATGATTTTCGTAGGTGTATTTCTCAGGGTAAACCACGAAATAACGTGTCCGTTGATTCAGATACACAGGCTGCATTTGACAAGCTCGTAAATACATTAAAACGGCATTTCGGTAGGCTTCAAGGCGGTATGTTTGATGTCAATGAAGCACGTGGAGGAGCTACGGGACATTTTCCAACGGGTATTCGTATCTACCTCAATCTGGTGAATGAGTCTGGTATTGAAGTCTGGATCAATACTTTGGACATTCCTTTGTATCTGTGCGTTGCGCCGACTGGCAAACTTCGTATGCTTTCTCTTGAGCAAGTGAAGAACAAGATCAGTGATTGGATTGTTGATGAAGTTCAAAACCTTTCGGATGATTGGGATAGAATGCGTCGCAATTTTGAAAGCAAACGTCCTCGTCGTTCTCGTAGTATGAAAGTAATGGCTTAGATGCTTACAGCGAGATAGCGAATGATTTAAGTGACTTCATTGACAAAGTGCAGGTTAGCTTTGAGGCAGTATGCAAGAATGAATTTCATTTCCGTCGTGTAAACGCAAGCATCGACATTGAGGATGGTCTTGAATCGGATGACGGCGTTCCGACAATCAATGTGGTTCTTTGTGATGACAGAAGTGCTCACAGAAGAAGTTCACGATTCGGTTCTTTAGCAGAAGTCATGTATTCCTTTGATGGCGATGGGATACATGATGATAACGGTGATTATGTCGGAGAAACCGTTGAGGACTTAATTTCCGATATTGCAAGTCGTTTTGCGTCAGAATATGATAACGCTAATTCACGTTAATGGAGGTTTTACCATGATTAAACACAACATAAGAAACATTCGTCGTACACGTTCCGAGAAACGAGTTCCGTCAGATCGCTCAATGCGTATCCGTGGCCGGAGACATTTTGAGTCATCATACAACATGAATGACAATGAATTAAAGAAATGGGCTGCGGAACATTGCATTGATCGTCTGGATGAGATGGAAGGCGTTGAAGTCTATATGGACGATCTTGCAACGGAATTGACCGGTAGGGAAACCATGGACGGAACGGTTTTCATGTCCACACAGAAATCATGGGATTTCATTTCGCAGAACCGTTACGATGCCGGTGACGTTCTGAATGAATGGGTTTCTGAAACTGGTTCCTGCAACCCGAATCCTCTTTCTGATCCGGATGCTTTCTGTGTTCTTTTGCTTGAGCATTATGTCCGTGAAGTGCTCGACGAGTGTCCTTCAATGGATTCCCTTGGAAGTGGAAGAAAAGAACTCACCCGTGAGATGATTGACGCTTTGACGGAAGACCTTGAGCAGTTCTGCTAGATTGTAAGCAATCGCAAACTAAAGTCGTTCTCAAATACTCCAAAATTTGAGAACGACTTTCGTATCATACGATAAATCACACGTCGTAATCAAAAAATCGCGTACTCATAGAAACGCGTTCTGTAAGATCTCTAACGTATGTTTTCTACTGGTAATTGAAGGGGCTGAAGTAATGAAACAAAAAGACCTTATGCATTTGGAATCTGTAAGTGCTCTGTTTTCCATGTGTTATTGCATGGATGAGCTGCTTGACGAAATCACTGAAGACCATTTGCCGGAAATGCTTGAAGAACCTTATAAAGCATTAAAGTTAAGCATACACTCCATAATGGAAAGCATGGAAACCTATCGCAAAGTTGAAAAGGACACCTTTATGTCTGCTTGCGAAGACTAAGTATTAGAGCTTAAAAAACATCCATCGACGTAAAGCCATCTATTTTGCGTTCTGTGCGACTTTAGTCCTCTTGTGTGTGTTTACACCTTTACCGTTAAAATCGATCTCAGAACGCAAATTTCGTACCCTGTATTTAATTTCTACGCCACTTTCGCCATTCTCGTTCATAGTAGTTTGTCTCTTGTGTCTGTCCTAGCACGAGTAATGGCAGTCCGATTCCGATAGCGTCCAGCGCAGCGAAGTACGTAGTACCGCTTCCGATTACGTTGTCAAACAGTATGGTGTTTTTGGATGTAATGTTTCTTGTTATGCGGAAACCGAATTTGTCTTTGCTCAACGGATTGCCGGATTTTTTTGCGTTGTACATCGTTTCATGATGAGAACCTACCAGTATGTCGTCGATTGTGATGTCATTCAATTTCTGTAACCGTTTGAGTATTTCCAAGGTGTACTCTGCTTTTCCGCTGTGGTTAGGTATCGGAATGATATGGAATCCGTCCAGATTGTAGAGTGTTACGATATCGGACAAGCATTCTGCCGCCGTTGTCATTGCATCGTCGTTTCGTTGTTTGACTGCATGACATAGCTCTCTAAGTCCTTTTGTTTCATAATAGAGTCCGCATGACATAATCATTGGAAGTTGTTTCATCTTGAATCTCCGAAATGTTCTTAATTCACGTTTATTTTGATAAGGATGAGAGCCACATGGGTTTGCGGTTCTTATCCTTATCAAAACGGAAAGCATCGCCTTGTGTTGTCCGTTTCACTTTACGCTTTTTGTATGTGGTGACGTAATGCCTTTAGCTTATTGGACAAGAAATAACTATGATATTCAGTATTATGACTATCTACTTGGACGGTACAATTCCGTTGATTTGAACATGCTTTTCCTTATCGGTTATTCAGCCGCGACAGGTCATAGTCATGTATCAGATCATATTTGGATTCCTAACAGCATCATTGACAAGGATGGTGAGGAGCGAATCACGGATTTGTCCTTTTTCAATAAGGCTCACGAATACCTTGATGACAAGTGGCGTATCGACCTAACGGATGATGGTCTTTACTTTGACATTTGGTCATTTCGGTATCTGCTTGAAGAACTTGGGTTTGTCTCAGGCATCAACGGTAAGATTCCTGAGTTTATGTCTTCCTCTGATCACACTCCGATCTCCATACAGGAAGCGTTGCAGTTTATTCCTCCGCAACGTATTGATGGAGAAAGCGATATTGATTATTCTGAGCGTTATGACCAGGCTTATACTTCGTGGAATGCGTCAAGACTACGTGTTTCATACCCTTTACGTTATCAGCTTTCTGAAGGGTACCTCTATGGACTCATGGAAATGGGTTATGGAAGTGCTCCGTTCGCTCGTGAGGACATTGGATGGTATAAAGGGACAGACTCTGGGATTACGCAATCAGCCATGGATGTGTTTCATAATCCTGTGTACAGAGGTCGTGAAGACCTTCAAGGTAAAAACCTTTTCTACAATGCGGAGAATACAACCCCTTACGACTTGACGGATACTGTTGGTGCTCTTTCACAAAGTTCCGGTGATTTATCGGAACCTATTGACGACCAGAGTTCAACACTGACTGGCGATTTGTTTGGAGAAATCGATTTATCCTCATTGCCTGACATGTACAGGTATGCGGACATTTACGCCGGTTTGGGTGTTGAAGTGCAAATGACCTTTTGGATGGTGACAGGAACTATGATACCGAACGTTTTTATTTCAACAAAGGTCGAGGCCTCAAATAATGCTTTTCACATTGGCGACTTTAATATTCGCGCAAACCTGGATATTAAGCGGCTTCCGCTTACAGTCGAAGACATAAGCATCAGAAACCGTGTTAAAGTTCCCGTTCGCATTGGTGCTGAGTTTTCTACGCAGTACACTTTGCCTGATGTCTACCTGAATGCCGATTGTGGAACGTATGATCTTGAACATGTCTCACAGCAGGTTGACCAAGGTGTTGAGAAGGGTGCGTATGTCGTTGCAGAACAGTTAATGGATTTGAATAGCGAGGAATTGATTGAACACGATAGTTCATCCACTGCAGCCATGTCTATGAGTTATCGGAGTGGCTTGACATTCAAAGAGATGGGAATCACGAGTTCAGGTCAGGATGCTATGTATGGACTGTCTGCATCAGGTATAAAGGACATTCTTTACGTCCATGCCATTCCAGATGCTTCCTTTACCAATGAGCAGATTGAACTTCTTACTGAAGACCAGATTAACTTGCTTCACAAGTCTTCAGTTGTCGGCAATATCATTGATGTGACTAATGAGTATGATTCAGACAGACCTAACTTGGTTGTTCGTGTTTCGTTTGACATGACGGATCAGACAGGCGTGTTCAACATTGCATCGCTAGTCCTGTATGCCTCACGTATGGATAATAACTCTGTCATTCCGTTTGCTGTTGTGTCGGTTGGTGATGATCAGGTTGTCTCCGTAGATACCCGTTTGATGAGAGAGCTTATGCTTACATTGAGACTGAATAACATTTAACATATTCAAGTGTGAAATGGATTGTTTAAATAAGTTTCAGGTTGTGTTATCAATACGATTGGCCATAAAAGCGATCCGCAAGCCCACGTGCTAAATCCCGTGGGTAATGCGAGCCATTTGTAACAATGACGAATAAAAATGGATCGGAAATACCTCAATGTTAAATGCATATAAGTATCGTATGTGTCCAAGTTTTCGACAGGCAAATAAAGTCCACCGGATATTTGTTGTGCTAGACTTGTCTATAACCTTATAATTGAATAAAGTGTGGAACATACGGAACGTGTTGGATAGCTGACTTACTGCACATCACACTCATAGTTTTTATGTTAGTTGAGATGTGCTTGCATCAGAGTCCAACATCTTAAATGCGGTGGGTAGTTCACGCAGCCGTTCGCTCAAGCCTATCAAAATATAAAGTGTTTGTGCTACATCACAATTGTGCTGTACGTAATTTCAAATGGAGGATGTTATGGCATTTGATCGTCAAAACATAACGAATCAGGGATTTTATCTCCTGAAGAAAGTGAAG